ACCAGAATAAGGCAGTTGGCTCCTGCCAACGATATAAACGAAATATTTGAAATAAGCACAACGCTAAACATTAGCGTTCAAATGTATCTTTTTGAATTTCTACAAATAAAGCCAAAGGATGTATTTTCAGTCAGAGGCATACGCTACGCATATTTTTCAGCAACGTGGAATAAAAATATTGCCAATTTAGTTTTAATTAAAATCAAATAATTATGGCACGAGAAGACAATTTGATACCAGCTAAAAAGGGAGAAGTCAGAAACCCAAAAGGGCGACCCGTTGGCAGCCGTAACCGCTCTACAATCGTCAAACAATGGCTCGAAACGCTCAAGAAAGGTAAAAACCCTATAACAGGAGAGATAGAAAGTTTAGAGATACAAGACCTTATGACACTTGCTCTTATTGGTAAGGCTTTAAAGGGCGATGTAAACGCTTATCGAGAATTAATGGATAGCGGACATGGCAAGATTGAAAGCAACGTCAAACTGAACGCTAATGTAAACAGCTCACAGATGAGCCGAGAGGAGTTTTTAGATAACCTTAAAAAATTCAAAGAGTGATTTCGTTTAGGCTATTTTGTATTGGTACTGACCCGATGTTTTTTAAACGTCGGGCTTTGCTGCTCGATGTAGCCGACAAAATCGAAGCGTTCTTTTTTAACCCTGAACAAAAGATTTTAAACCTATCAATGCCGCCACGAATGGGGAAATCTTATATGCTTACGCTATTCAGCGTGTGGGCGTTTGCTCAAAAATTCAACGGACAAACAAAAATCTTCCGTGTTTGTGCCGAAAACTCGTTATATCAAGATTTTAGTAAGCAAACACAATTCCTGACTGAAAAGATGAGCGGTTTACTTGATTTTGAGCCTATAAGTGGAACTATTGACCGCTGGTATATTGGCGATAGTACCTTGCCTCACTTCTTTGGTGGTGGTTTTGGTGGGAGCATCACAGGGCGTGGCGGTAACATAGCGATATTTGATGATATGTACAGAGGCTATACAGATGCCGTTTCTGCTGCTTATGACCGCGACCTTGATTTCTTTTTGCAGTCAGTCGTTCGAGGGCGAATGGAGGGCGATAATTACAAGATTGTAAACGTTGGTACACGTTGGACGGTTAATGATTGGTTCAGCAAGTTTGTGCCAGACGTTGAAATTTTAGTGCCGGCATTAAACGAACAAGGTGATACCATTTGTGATGGCTATAAATCAACTAACGAGCTTTTGGCATTAAAAGACACGTTACAAGATTACATTTGGTCTGCTCAATTTATGCAAAGACCAACCGCACAAGGTCGGCAAAGGCTATTTAGTGATGATTATTTCACATTTGGAAACGAAGCGGATATACCTTCGACCGCTCGTTACTTTACAGTAATAGACCCTGCTTCAGATTTTGGAAGGGATTATTTTGTTGCTGGCTTATACGCCAAAGACAGGGGTCAATGCTGGCTTGTTGATATGTTCGCAGAGCAATCGGCAAAATTATCGGATGTGGCGGATTGGTTAAGCTCGAATAATACCCGTTATCGCTTTATTGAGACCAACGGAATGGGTCAAAACATACGACAACAGCTCGAAAAGGATTATAGATTATTTTGCATACCATTTTCAACGAATAAAGATAAATATTCACGAGCATGGATGGCATCGGAATGGATACGTGATAGCCTTACTATTTGTAATTTTGAGAAAAAAGGGCTATTTTTGCAGCAGGCAAGTGAGTTTCCAACGTCCGAACACGATGATTTAATCGATAATGTTGTAATGGCTTTTGAAAATTTTAATAAATTATAAAAAAAAGTTTGGAAATTAAAAAATAAGGTGTTATATTTGCCACGTGAAGTTATATGTTATAAAACTAAGAAATGAGAATACTCGTAGAAACAGGAAAACACAAGACAGAGGAAGCTCCACAAACGCAGCCAATTCCACAAGAAGTTGAAGAGGCTTTGTTCAATGCACCAGTCGCATCGAGCGGTGAGGTGTCGATTGTTGATATGTTGGGTCGCATATCGAATGCAAAATATAAAAAGTCGGTCGAGGTTCTTTTATTACGTGAAATCTTTTCTGGAATTAAGAAAATCGTTTTTGCTTCTAAAACAAAAAACGCAAAGGTACAACAAATAGCTGACTGGTTCAATACAAATTACGTTGATATTTTCAAAGTCGTTTATTCTTATGGCGTTTTACCTATTAACTTCACTAAACGTCAAGAAGTGATGGATATTACACTTGTAAAAAGACCAGCGGTACGCATTAAAGACGATGAGCTAAAATGCAATGCGCACGTAGCCATATTTACCGATGAGATGCAACTTGTTGGAGTATCGTTAAAAACATTACTTCGCGCTTTGGTAAATGATATTACCGAAATAATTGCCCGTGATAGCCAAATTAACAAAAATTTAGGTTTGCTCGGTATTGTTTCTCGTGGCGGCACAAATGGGACTGGTGTAATTTTGCCAGGCGATTTGGAAAAGATAGAGCAAAAGTTAAACAGCAGAGGCGAGGACTTTTTTGGTCTGATAACTTCGGAAAGCGATTTGCGTTTCTTGAAAATTGAACTTCCTATTGCACAACTACAACTTGCTGAAAAGCTACAACAAAAATTACAATTAGCGTGTGCAGTTATTGGCGTGCCTTACATACTTTTGAACACTGGTGGCAATATGACCTATGAAAACCAAACAGAGGCACGAGTGAAATTTTACGAAACAACGGTTAAAGCCTTTGCTGAGATAATGCTCGAGGCTGGTCGTAAATTAGTAAAGAATTTGCCCGATATGGTGCCGAGTACTGACCTCGATTATACGATTGAGCAACAAACAATTAAAACAGATATATAATGAAAAAACTATTTGCAAACTTCCTGCTAAAAGAGAAAGGAAAAGAATTAACGTACACAGAAGATAGCGACAACTTCACTATTGAATGCAACGCTGCTACGTTTAATGTGTACAACGAGAATGCCCAAAATTGGCTGCCTCGCTCATTTGACCAATGCCTAAAAGAATTTTACGGCGATAACCTTAATGTTGTATGTGGCATCGAGCATAAATATGACGGCTTGCCGATTGCAGTATTTGAACGTATTCAAACAAACAACGAAAAGATGAAAACCACATTACGCATTCCTAAATCAATCAAATTTAATTTGGACTACACAATTCCAGCAATAAAAGCTGGTATTTTGCAAGGTTTATCTACGGAGGGGTGGTTTGAAGATTATTCATTCACCGAAAATGGTATCGAGGTGAAAAGTGGTTTCCTCGCCAAAATTGATTTGGTGAGCATTCCTGCAGACCGTGATGCACGGTTCAAAAATACGATTATTGAGATAGAAGAGAAAGAGAAAGAGAAAAACAAATCTAATTTAATTAATTGGTTATGAGAAAATATATAACAGATACGGAATTAAACGAAATGCCGAAAAAAAATATTGAGGCGATAAAGGTGGTAACGCCGAAACCTCGAAATGTAGTAAAAAAAGTTATTAACAAAAAAAAGTTTAAAAAATGAAAAAAGAAACTTTGAAGAAATTCGCAAATGCTTCGGTAAAAGCTAAATCTAAACGCCTTTACCAAAATGTGACTGCCGAAGAAGCACGCCAGTCGTTGGAGGAAGAAATTGCTGCCCTCGAAGAGTTATTGACAGCGTTAGATGGTGAGCAAGATGATTCCGAAATTGTTAAAATGGTAGAAGAACAACGCAAAGCACTTGAAGACTTGCGTAAGTCTTTAACCGAAAAGATTGCCGAAATCAAAGATGCTGCTCCTGCTGCTGAAAACTTTGAAAATGGTCGTCAAAAATTTGCTAACGCTTTACAAAAGGCTGTTGATGCTGGTTTGAAAGCCGAAACAATGATTGCCAAAGTACGTTTCGCCAATGCGAACAACGCTAACTTTAACGTACCTTACTACGACGAGGAAATCACGTTGGAAGATAGACCGATGCCTTCATTTTTGGAGGCTTGCCGTCAAATTCCTACAGGTGGTGCAACATCCGTTGTTTGGAACGAAGTAGAAAGTGGTACAAACGTAGC